CCCGTGCTTGTCAGCTTTGCTGAGTTTGCGATCTTGAAGGGCTGCACGAAAGGTGCGGTTACCCACGCAAGCAAAAGCCGCATCGCTGCTGCCATCGTTGACAAGGACGGTCAGCGATGGCTGGACCGCGACTTGGCGCTGGAGCTGTGGAACAAGAACACCAGGGCCACAGCCAGCAGCAAGGTGTCACCACCTGCGGACCCAACACCACGTGAGCTAAAGCGCCGCCTTGAAGCGCTGCCGGATGATGAGATCCCGGATCTAAATGAAAGCCGCGCAAGGCGTGAGCATTACCAGGCCGAGCTGGCCAAGCTGCAGGTGAGCCAGCAACGCCGCGAACTGATCAGCGCTGATGAGGTGAAGAAGGAAGCGTTTGCGCTGGGGCGGAGCATCCGTGAAGCACTGGCCAACCTGGCGGACCGACTCAGCCATCAGATGGCGGGCGAGACGGATCCGGTGGTGATCCATGAATTGCTCAGCCAAGAACACCGGGCGGCACTGTCGGAGCTAAGTGAATGAACGCATACCGCGGCGGCTTCCTCGATGGGCTGCGACCTGACGCGCAGCTGACGGTCAGCGAGTGGGCTGATCAGTACCGGATGCTGAGCAGCAAGGCGAGCGCCGAACCTGGCCCATGGCGCACAGGGCGCACGCCATACCTGCGCGAACCGATGGACTGCCTGAGCGCTGGCAGCACCGTGCAGCGCGTGGTGATGATGTTCGCAGCGCAGACCGGCAAGACCGAAGCCGGTAGCAACTGGCTCGGCTATGTCATCCATCATGCGCCGGGCCCGCTGCTGGCGGTGCAGCCCACAGTTGAGATGGCCAAGCGCCTGAGCAAGCAGCGCCTTGAGAGCATGATCACCGATACGCCAGTGCTGGCGGAGCGGATCGCACCAAGCCGCAGCAGGGACAGCGGAAATACCATGTTCAGCAAGGAGTTTCCAGGTGGAATGCTGCTGCTCACCGGCAGTAACTCAGCCACTGGGCTGCGATCGACGCCGTGCCGTTACATCTTCCTCGACGAGGTGGACGCCTTCCCTCTGGACGTTGACGGCGAGGGCGATCCGGTCAGCTTGGCCGAGAAACGAGCGACGACGTTCGCGCGGCGGAAGATCCTGCTGACCAGTACGCCGACCATCAAGGACTTCAGTCGTATCGAGGCGGAGTATGAACGCAGTGATCAGCGCCGTTACTTTGTGCCATGCCCAAGTTGCGGCGCCATGCAATGGCTCAAGTGGTCGCAGCTCAAGTGGGAGAAAGATGATCCGAGCAGCGCGGCATATGAATGCGAGGCGTGCAAGGAACGATTCGGGGAACTGCACAAGCCTGCCCTGCTGCGTGGAGGTGAATGGCGCGCCACTGCGCCTGGCGATGGCGGTAAGACTGCTGGGTTTCAGCTGAGTGGACTCTATTCACCGCTCGGCTGGCTGAGCTGGGGCGACATGGTTGACGAGTTCATGCGCAGCAAAGCTGATGCGCCGATGCTTAAGAGCTTCGTCAATACTCGGCTAGCTGAGACGTTTGCAGAGGACTACGCCAGCAAGGTGAGCGCCACTGGATTGATGGAGCGCTGCGAGCATTACAAACCCGGTACGGTGCCAGATGGCGCATCCGCCATCACGGTTGGCGTTGACGTGCAGGACAACCGACTGGCGATCAGCGTCTGGGCATGGGGCCGCGATGAGGAAGGCTGGCTGCTGGATCACCAAGAGATCCACGGCGACCCGAGCCGCGCAGACCTATGGAAGCAGCTGGATCAGCTGGTTTTGCGCGAGTGGCCGCACGCGCAGGGGCATGGCATCCGGCCGCATGTGGTGGCGATCGACAGCGGCGGCCATTTTACCGCTGAGGTGTACCAGTACGCACGCGAGCGCGGCAGGCAGGGCGTGATTGCGATCAAAGGCGCCAGCCAGCGTGGTAAGCCGCCAATCGGCAAGGGCAGCAAGGTGGATCTCAACGCTAAAGGCCAGACCATGAAGCGCGGCGCGGTGGTGCATCCGGTCGGCAGCGACACGATCAAGACCACGCTGTTTGGTCGGATCAGGCATAGCGAGCCCGGGCCCGGCTACCTGCACTTCCACATGGATGCAACGGTGGACTACTTCGAGCAACTGACCGCCGAGAAGCAGGTGATGCGGTACAACCGCTCAGGGTTCCCGGTGCGCGAATGGGTCAAGAAGCCATCATCGCGAAACGAGGCGCTGGATTGCTTGGTCTATGCCTATGCCGCGCTGTGCCATCTCTACACCCGCTACGACCGAAAGACGATATGGGATCAACTCGACAAGCCAGCAGAAGCACGCGCTAAGCCATCGCTAAGATCAGCTAAGGCTGGTTCGGCCTTCCTCAGCAACTGGTAACGGTGAACATCCCTGCGACAATTCGAGCCGGTGACACGGTGAAATGGCGGGATGATGCCAGCGTGGATGCGTTTGGCGCTGCCGTCACTAGCAGCACTTGGACGTTGACGTATTACCTGCGCACCAATACTGCAAGCGAAGGGGCAACGATCACCGGCACCGCATACGGTCAAGGCTGGGAGCTGACCATTGCCGCCGCCACGAGTGCTGGCTTCGACGCAGGGCAGTGGTACTGGCAGGCGATTGCAACTGCTGGCAGCGAGAAGCTGACACTCGGTGCTGGCCAGCTTGAGGTGCTGGCGGCGTTGAACTATGCCGGCGCGCCAGGCGCGTTTGATGGCCGCAGCCAAGCACAGAAGGATCTGGATGCGGTTCAGGCTGCAATTCGCGCGATGGTATCGGGCGGCGCTGTCGCTGAATACACGATCGGCAGCAGGCGGCTTAAGAAGTTGCCGCTCACGGAACTGCTGCAGCTAGAGGCCAAGCTCAAGTCAGACGTGAAGCGTGAGCAGGCTGCCGACCTGGCGGCCAACGGTCTGGGCAATCCACACAACCTATTCGTGAGGTTCAGCTGATGGCCAAGAAGCGCAGTCAACAAGCGACACCATCAGCACCACGGCGGCGGATGTACCAAGGTGCGCAGTTCAGCAGGCTGACTGCGGACTGGGTGACAGGTAACACCAGCGCCGACAGCGAGATCTATGGCAGCGCGCAGAAGCTGCGCGATCGTGCGCGGCAGCTGTGCCGAGACAATGACTATGCGCGGCAGGCATTGCGCGCGATTGAAGGCAACGTGATCGGGCAGGGCATCCCGTTTCAGTCGCAGGTGCGGATGCAGCGCGGCGGCAGGCTTGACACTCAGGTCAACGATGCGATCGAGGCGGCATGGCGGCAGTGGACAACTGCGCGGCATTGCCACACCGGCGGCAAGTTGAGCTTTGCCGACATTGAACGGCTAGTGATTCGCGCCTGCGCCGAGAGCGGCGAGGTATTTGTCCGACTTGTGCGGCAGAGCTTTGGTGGCAGCACTGTGCCGCTGGCGATGGAGGTGATCGAGGCGGATCAGCTGGATGATGGCCTGAATGGCCGCAGCCAGCAGGGCAACGAGATCCGCATGGGCGTGGAGGTTGACGGCTGGGGTAGGCCGATCGCGTATCACTTCCTGGCATATCACCCCGGCGACTATCAGTTCAGCAACCAGCAGATCAGCACGCAGCGGCACAAGCGCATCCCGGCCGAGGAGATCATTCACCTTTACCGCGCCGAGCGCCCCGGCCAGACTAGAGGCGTCACATGGTTCGCCAGCGCAATCCAGCGACTGCATCACCTGGCGGGTTACGAGCAGGCCGAGGTTGTGCGCGCTCGTGCCAGCAGCGCGCTCATGGGTTTCATCACAAGCCCCGAGGGCGAGCTGATTGGCGATGACGTGATGGATGGCGAGCGCGTCAGCAACTTTGAGCCTGGCGTCTTCAAGTACCTGAATCCCGGCGAGTCGGTCACAGTGCCGAGCTTGGATAGTCCCGATGGTCAGTTCGAGCCGTTCCTGCGGGCAATGCTGCGCGCCATGGCTGCAGGCATCGGATGCAGCTACGAGACGATCTCGCGTGACTTCAGTCAGACCAACTATTCAAGCAGCAGGCTGAGCCTGATTGAAGACCGCGACCACTGGCGAATTCTGCAATCGTGGATGATCGAGAACTTCCATCGCCGCGTGTTTCACGAGTGGATTGAGCTGGCAGTGCTGAGCAATGCGCTATCGCTGCCCGGCTACGAGCTGGCGCCCGAGCGCTTCAAGGCTGCGCGCTGGATGCCGCGCGGCTGGGCATGGGTTGATCCTGCCAAGGAAGTGGCCGCATACAAAGAAGCGGTGCGGTGCGGCTTCAAGACGCTGGGCGAGGTGGTCGCAGAGCAGGGCGGGGATCTTGATGAGCTGCTGCTGGCGCGGCAGTCCGAACTGGCGATGCTCGATCAAATGGGCATCGTGGTTGACAGTGATCCGACGCAGGTAACCGGCGCCGGCCAGCAACAGATGCAGCCATACCCAGAGACGCAACCACCTACCGAGGAGCCCGCCTAATGGCCAACGTCAACGGCACCGAGATCAACCTGATGCCAACCACTGGAATGCGCGAGGAGGCTGAGCGCTACCGCGCATGGAAGGCCGATGGTGAGCAGGGCGGCACTGATGTGGCAGCCACCAGGGCATCGCAGATCCTGAGCGGCGATGAGTTGAGTCCCGACACCGTGATCACCATGGCCGCATGGTTTGCGCGGCATGAAGTGGACAAGCAAGGGCAGGGCTTCAGCCAAGGCGAAGATGGCTATCCGTCGCCCGGCCGTGTGGCATGGGCGGCATGGGGCGGCGATGCTGGCCAAAACTGGTCTACATCCAAAGCCGATAGGATTAAGGCACTGCAAGATCGCACGATGGAACGACCGTATCCCAATGAGCACGCTGCGCGATTGACCGATCCTGATCAATACGATGAGATCCGGCGCGTGAATGACGAAGGCGGCCCTGGCGTTGACTTCATCTATGGGATCAAGGATGGCAATACCGAGCTGCAGGCCATTCGCTTTGATGCAGCGCGATTCAGCGCCGACGAGGCCCGGCAATGGTTGAGCGACAATGACATGCAGGAGATCCTGTTCGAGGTAGCGACCGGTGAGCGGATGCAGCGCTCGGAACCGGTGTCATTCACGCGTTCAGCGCAGATCGCAGAAGATGACCGCACGCTTGAGTTCCCATTTTCAAGTGAGTATCCCGTTGCGCGTTACTTCGGCAATGAGATCTTGGCCCATACCCGCGAGGCCGTAGACCTTGCGCGGTTGAACGATGGCGCGCCGTTGCTGTTCAACCATGACCCGGACAAGCTGATTGGCGTGGTCGAGCGCGCATGGGTGGATGAAGACCAGAAGCGCGGCTACGCGCGCGTGCGCATGAGCCGCAATCCATTTGCGCAGGAGGTCATGAATGACGTTCGTGATGGCGTGCTGCGCAATGTGAGCTTCGGTTATGCGATCAACGATATGGAGCAGCGCGGTGAAGACTTCATCGTGACGCGATGGAGCGCGCACGAGTTGTCGCTAGTGTCAATTCCTGCCGACCCTACAATTGGCGTAGGGCGTTCAATGGATGCTCCCCTCGCGGCCACAGCCGCATCATTTGTCCCAACTTCTACCGACATGGAAGACACCACCACCGATCTGATGGCGGTGCGGGCTGAAGCGGCTTCAGAGGCTGCCAAGGCTGAGCGCACCCGCATTTCTGGCATCACTGCTATCACCGAGAAGCACGGCCTTGCCGACCTCGGCCGCCAGCTGATCGAATCCGGCCGGAGCCTTGATGAGGCTCGCGCTGCCGTGCTTGATCAACTTGGCAGCAAGGCGCAGCCCGTTTCTGAATCCGCTGGCGACATTGGCCTCAGCGCCAAGGAAACCCGTGAGTTCAGCTTCCAGCGCGCGATCAACGCACTGGCCAACCCTGGTGACCGCAAGCTGCAGGAGGCCGCGGCCTTCGAGCGCGAGTGTTCCGAGGCTGCCGCTGCACGCGCCGGCAAGGTTGCTCAGGGCATCATGGTGCCGAGCGAGGTGCTGCGCCGTGACCTGACTGTTGGCACCGCATCCGGCGCTGGCGATCTGGTCGGCACTGACTTCCGCCCCGGCAGCTTCATCGAGCTGTTGCGCAACCGCTCGGCACTGGCCGGCCTTGGTGTTACCAGCCTGACCGGACTGACCGGCAACGTGGCAATTCCCCGCCAGACGGCTGCGGCAACTGCGTATTGGGTGGCTGAATCGGGTTCGCCCACCGAGAGCCAGCAGACCGTCGATCAGGTCAACCTGTCGCCCAAGACTGTCGGCGCTTTCACCGACTACAGCCGCCGCTTGATGCTGCAGGCCAGCATCGACGTAGAGCAAATGATCCGCCAGGATCTCGCCACCGTGCTGGCGCTTGAGATCGACCGCGTTGGCCTCTACGGCCTGGGCAATACCAGCCAGCCGCTTGGCATCAAGCTGACCACTGGCATCAACACCGAGAACTTCGGTGCCGCCACCCCGACCTATACCGAGGTGGTGAGCATGGAATCCAAGATCGCTGCGGACAACGCCGACATCGGCGCCATGGCGTATCTGATGAATGCCACCATGCGCGGCAACCTGAAGACCAAGGACAAAGGTACCGATACAGGCGCCTATGTGTTCGAGCCTGGCGGCACCGTCAAC